CTATTGTACTTTTTGCTAAATCGCAAGAAGTATTTTTATTTCCTGGGTTGTTTCTAAAATAAAAGTTTATGCATTGCAAGTGTTTTTACCTTTATAAATTAGATATCATAAACGGAATTAATTAACATCGCTACATACGTAAGAGTTACGCTACTGCTTAATTAATTCCGTATCTAGACCACTCAATCTTTAACAAGTTAATCAACTTGCAATGCATCCAATAGCAAAAGTATAGTTAGTTTATATTGTACTTTTTGCATAGTAAATGTATCGTTTCTAAAGTTTTTCGCTTCATTACTAGGGGGCGAAAAAAAATAGACTTAACCAACATTTAATGAAAGGTTAAAAAATGGAAGCATATTGATTAAATGAATTAATTGTTAAGAAAGACAATTTCATCTCTGGCGAAGAAAATACCATAAAAACAAACATTGATATTTTGGATAAAAATCTAAATGGTTTAATTAGTAATCAACTTTACATTTTTGCAGGTAGACCAGCAACGGGGAAAACTACTTTTGTTTTAAATTTAATTTTAAAGACTATCCAGTCCTTAAAAAGCAATGAAGTATTAGTTTTTTTCTCTTTAGAAATGAGCATAAAAGAAGTTTTGAATAGAATTTTAAAAATTAATAGCGTTTTGAAAATTGAAAATTTAGACTTAGAAGAGCGTTTATTAATAGTTGACGATGTAGAACAAAACAACGATAAAATTCATTCATTAATACTCGACTTAAATAAAACAAAAAAAGTTAAAGCAATTTTTATTGACCATTTGCAACTTCTTGATATGTCCGATTCTACTAATTTAATTCGTTATGAAAAGATTACACGAATTACTAGGGAATTGAAAAAACTAGCCCGTAAATTAAATGTTAACGTTTTTGCAATTTCTCAATTGTCAAGAGAATTCGAAAAAAGACAAGTCAATAATGAACTAGCAATTCCAGTTTTAAGTGATTTGCGTGAAAGCGGTTCAATTGAGCAAGATGCTGATGTGGTTTTATTCTTATCTAATCAAAAAGTTGATTATCGCTTTAGAAACATGTCTAAATGTCTAATTTCTATCGCCAAAAACCGTAATGGCAAATTAGCGTCTTCCAGTTGTTTATTAAATTTAGAAAAATCATTGTTCTATTTTACGAATTTTAATAAAGGTAAAAATAATGAAAAAGAATAAATCATATAAATGTCCAGTTTGTAGTAAAGAAATAAGTTTTCGCAAAACTTCGGAATCTTGCGTTTGAAACAACACTTGGCTTTGTTCAAAAGATTGTCTAGAAGAATATAAAAATTGATGTCTAGAATACGATATGTCAGACATATTGGATTTAGAAAAGGGAAAATAGCATGTTTAGCAGCAAACACATTCAAGATGAAACTAACTTTATAGTTAATCACATTTACAACAATCAGCAAAAATTTAATCATGTTAATGTGAAATATTTAGCAAATATTATTAACAAAAACAACCAACTTATTGAAAAACCTTTTGAAGTAAAACCAGAGTTGTTGTTTGATTATTTGAACGTTCTAACAACTAAAAATAACGAAACTATTAGCGTTAAGTTTGAAAAATGTTCATTTTGAGCATATTCAAATCCCAATGAAATAGTGATTCATGTTAATTATAAGGAATACTAAAAGTGGACAAAGCATTTAGTGAATACAAAAAGGTATTATATTCGTTGCCTAAAGAAATTAAAGATAAATTAAAAACTATAGTCAACTGCCGCCAATGGCTTAACAGAGAATGACTGCACAAATTTTCTGATAAAGATTATATACACTTTAAGATTTTTTGCATTAGCGAAGACCCCGACTTGTATCCTGACATTAAACCTAGCGATATTGTTCGTCTTGAAAACGAAGCTAAAGAACTAGCCTTTGAAATGAATTTAATTGACCAACAACAAGAATTTATTTGCCAACTTTGCCCGCTAGTTTATGATTGAAAAATTAAAAAATATGGCAATCTATGTTTGAGAAGAAAACCAACATTTTTTGAAAAAGTTGTTACAAATGACGAATTTAACGAAAAACTAGAAGAATTTCAACTTATCGTCGTTCAAACATTCGAACGAATAAAGTATTTAATTGACCAGTTCCCAATTAGGAAAAAACCCAATGAATAAAACTATAGTTTGAGCATTATATGATGATGCCGAATCATCGTATATGAAGACAATTAAGAAGCATTTTGATAATGAATTCGAGGTTCATTCAATTGGCATCAACTATATCGAATTCCCTAAAGCCAAAAATTACTTTTATCATAGAATCGACCTTTCTATCTTAAATGACAATCTAATTCAAGAGTTAAATAAGTTGCCTAAACCAGATATTATCTTGGCATCTCCCCCATGCGAAAGTTGGTCTATTGCTGATTGCGGCGGGCGTATGTTCATGGGGTTTGACCAAACTGGAAATTTTATCGTTAAAAATAAAGCGTTTTATGACGAATATAATGAAAAATGTCATCCAAACAAGAAACGATATTTTTTTCAAAAAGAACGTTCAAGAATTGCTGGAGAGGCAACTATTGCAGCGACCGTTCAAATCATTAAATTCTTTAATCCTTTGGTTTGAGTTATCGAAAATCCAAGCACATCAAAAAGTTGAGAATTTCAAGAAAAGCATTTAGGCTTTAAGGCTTATAACATGAATCTTACTTATTACTCTAGTTATGACGAAAGTTATAGTCTGAAACCAACTATATTTAAATCAAATATTAAGTTAAATTTACTTCAAAAAATACGAACCGGCAACAAAAACCACATGGCTAGAGGTTCTTATTCAAAAAGAAGTTCTATTCCTGAAAACTTAGTTAAAGAAATTATCAACCAAATTAAAAGCATTGTTCTTGAAACTAAAAAAGCGGGGTCGAAGAAATTAAAAAATGGATAAAGCACAATTTAATCAAAAACCACCAATTTTTACTGAAGAAAAACTTAAAGATATTTTGCATTATACTGACTCTCCCGATAATCCGGCTTGAGTAGCATTTAAATCAAACACATTTTTTGAACTACATTCCGGTGCAAAAGGGGTGTCAAAGTCATTTGGTCAAGCAATAATAACTATTTATCGTATTGTTAATGATATTCGTTTTTGTTCCATGTGATGCCGAAATCAATATAACCATATTACCAAAACACTAAAACCAACTTTTCAAAAGGTTTTAAGTTTTTTAAAGAATGAACATGGACTTGATTATACTAAGTTCTTTTCAATTTACGATAGCGGCATGTATTGAGAATTCGATGATGGCGGGCTTGGCAGAGCGATTTTTTTCGAAAACTTCGAAAAAATTCAAGCCTTCCAAGGAATAACATTAAAAAATAATAACTTTTTGTTTGGAGAACTTGTTCTTGATGAACCTATCGAGGACCCAAGCGATGCCTCCAAACAACCCACGAAACTTTTAGAACTTTATCAATTACAAGAACAAAAATTGCCACTCTTAATTGCTAACACGGTTACCAGAACTGACGCTCCTGAAGATTATCAAATTAAAGTCAAATTTTTGTATAACATTTTTACTACTGACCATTGGATTATTAAAAATTATCATAATAATATTATTGAAATTTTGAAAAATGGCAAATTAAATGATGAAGTTAAAAAAGAGTTAATTGATAAAACATATGTTCAAAAATTCAATGAAGATTTTAAGAATGATTTAGGTGCTAGTTGTACCATGTATTCCAAATATTTTGTTCCAAAAAAAGAACTTGGAAATTATCAAATGAAGTATTTAGACACATTAAAAAAAGACAATTATCGAAATTGAATTATAACGGTTCTTGGATTTGCTTTTCAAGATGACAAAAATAAGTTGAATTATTTCTTAAAACCATACTTATTTGACGAAGATAATAGACTAACTAAAAATGTTCAAATTCTTAAAAACCTAGATAATTTGGATAACGGCAGCATAATTGGAATTTACGACGGTTTTGACCCCGGCCTAAGCGACAAAAGTGCATGATGTAGAACTTTACTTTTATCAAACGGTCAAATTGTAATTTATAAAATAATTGATGATTTAGGATTTAGACTTAAGAAAACTTCAAAACATCCTAGAACAGCAATAAATAATTTGTTAATTGACTTAATAAAAGAATCAAACGAATTATTAAAAAGTAAATATTCTGATAAATTTCGTAATCCTGATATTAATTCAATACTTCTAACGGATAATGACATTATTTGCGAAGGTATTTCGATTTTAATGAAACAAAAAGGTTTGGATGCAGTGGCGGCAAGAGCAAATCGCAAGGACACTAATACGCAGAAATTCGGAATTGAAAATCGTCAAAATTGGCAAAAATGGGTTTTCGAAAATAAAAAAGTGTTCTTTTTAAAAGAAAGTCTTTCGCTAGTTGATTATTTAGCAAAACAATTAATTTTGCCACTAATGGACAAACGAGACGAAAAAATCCATCCAGAGATTTATGACCTCGTGAATGCGTTCGAAATGTCTTGTAGCATGCTTTATTCGTATCAGTATGCTAAAGCAAAGGAGATAAGAAAATAACATGAATAAAAAACAAATGACTATATCTGAACTTTTAAAATTTTCAAATTCTATTAACTCCGAACTTTTCGATGTTGTCAACTATTCTAGACCGAATTCTAAAAAAGCCTATTTGGAACTTGGAGCAGAAAATTCAAGCCAACACGCTTGCTTTTAAAGTTCCAACGGTCAAGTTTAAATCACCTGCAATACAAGAAGTGTGAAACTATTTGGTAAAAAAGAATAAATTGTTAGAAATAATTCAACAATTAGAAGTTAATTTGTATAAACATGGAATTTATGCTCTAGGAATCGAAAGTTATGGAAATCATGATTTTGAAATAAACTTAGGAAGAGTAGATAGATATAAAATTCGAAATAACAAATTAGTTCAACTTTCGGTTGTTGTTGTTGATACTTTTAGCGACGGAAGCGGCAATTATGAAGTTATTCGCGAATATGATTTAACGAAAAACAATAATGAGGCATTTGTACCTATTTATGCCAAAAAAGTTGGAGACTATAAAAATCAACATCATTCTTTAACTAAGTTTCAGAATTACGATTTTAACGATTGTATTAGAGTGCAAAGCAATTTTATTCCTTACATTGTATTTAAAAATAATTATTTAGCAAATAGCGAAATTGACGATGTTGATGCATCCTTGTTTCAAATGCTAGACAATTGTCTAGAGTGTTTGTTAAGAGATAACTTTTGAAGCAATCCATTTATTTTTGTTGTAGATAATTTTAATACTGAAGTATCTAAAGATATTAAAGACTCTGTTTATGATTTATCTAAACGGGTAATTAGCACTGATTCTATAGCCTTAAACCAAACGGGTAACCCAATTGAATTTCATCAAGGTTCTTCGAATACTCAAAATATAATTTCAAAAATCGACAAATTAAACTATTTAATCAAAGACCAAATGTTTTTTAAGATGAATTCGGCTGATTTTGGGACCAAAAACATGCATAACGCTGAGTTCGAAAACTTGAATTCCAATTTTAATGACTATGTTGAAAGCAAAGCAAACTTTAGAGAAGAATATTACTATGATTTTGTTAAATTATTTTTGCGTGTTGGCGGATACATTGACCAAGAATTCAAGGTTATTGTTGCGGGTTCAACTGAATATTTAAAATCAAATGAAGCGATTTACAACGTTGACCAGAACGGAGTAGTTGTTAATAACAATCAAAACCCACAACCGATGAAACAAAATCAAAAAATAATCGAGGGAAATTAGAAATGAATGATAAAAACGAATTATTAAAAGAAATGGGCAAAATGGCTAGTTATTTTTCACAACTACTTGCCAGAAGTTCAAAGTCATTACAAAGCGAACTTGCTGATGGTGCGGATGTTTGTAGACTTAAAGAAACAATAAAATCACTAAACGAAGATGCTAATTGACTTTGAAATAAATTAGAGGAAAATTGAATAATGATTAGATTAAGAGATTATGTAGATTATGAGGGAAAAATAACCTTGTATAAATACAAAGTGATGAATTTGACTCCTAATAAATCTCTTAAGATTCATCTTGAATTAAATGATTTGATTATTTTAGAGCCTAGCAGTGAAATAAGCGGTTATATAAAAGATAGTGCTAGAAATATTATTGAAAAAAGCGGAGAAGATTTTTCTACTTTTACAACCATCGATAGTTTCAATTTCGAAACAAACGAGCCCGTTTTTGAGCCTCTAGAAGAACAAGACCAAAGCTTTTATTTATACTCTTTAAATCCAAAAGCGACTATTAACTTTAAAAGAGACAATTTTTATTATATCGATAGTAATTCGCTTGTTGAATATCAGTGGACTGATGATGATGACGAAAATTATTTATTTACAATTAATTTTTCAAATGTTAAACAACTAAAGAACTATGATGCTAGCACAATTCAATACAAATGGGATTCAGAAATTAGCGAAGAAAGTACTAACACAGTTGAGTTGACGTTTGAACCAAGTACATTAATTTCGGATTTGGTTTTCGTCGGAAGAAAAAAAGATAATGACAAAACAATAAATAATTATGTTTCTAGTGCTCGATTAGTAAACGATGTTTATTTTTACCCACATTTAATGAACCCAATTCATGTGCAAAAAGATTATATCCAATGAAATTTACCAATGTTGGAAATCGTTGCATATGTTAATCGTCTTTTAAAAGATGCAGTTGATGTTGAATACACTTCATTGCGTACAAATATTTTGAACATATTTTCTGAGAAAGTTATTAACAAAGAAACATTAGCAGACCACATCACTTTATTTATTGACACGCTGTTTTTGTGTATGGATGTAACTAAAAAAGTTAGTTCAGGTTATGCAGAAATGGGTACTGCCGAAACAAACACTTTTAAAGAAACTGTGTACTCAGGTAACAATCCCAAAGAATTCTGTGATTATAAACTTAATTGAATTTTACAAGAAACTGAAAAATTTGGAAATCAAAGTTTAATTAGAACTTTTGAATTAATTATTTTGATGTGTTCAAACCAAATTGCTAGTTCATATTGCTTCAAGGGCGGACTAACAACTGAGCATGAATTTTATCTACCTTTTTTTATACAAAGTTCTTATAAAAACAATAAAAACGAATATAAACGTTATAAAGGTTCATTTGTCTTTAAATCGCATTATTTTGCGTTAAATGAAACTGGTCAATGACAACCATTGAAATTTGATATTAATAAGCATAATGCTAGATTTAGTAAAAATAAAACACTAACGTTCCCATTGCTTCCAAAAGTACTTGAGGAAGTTAATATATCGAATACGCCAGTTGATTTTAATACTGAAAATAGTCAAAATTTTAAGTACTTAATGTGAAATGTATCAGAACAAAATCATGTTGAAAAATATTTAAAAACTGAATATGAATGAATTGACAATGGGCCTACAAAAGAATATATTTTAGAAACCGAGCCAATGGAAATAAGAGATTGAAATAACGCCTTTGATATTTGGTTGAAATATGAGCGTGATAAAATCACAAATTATGAAACAAGGCCAATACTTTTGCGTGCTTTCAAAGATAATCAAAATCGTCATGAAATTAATAAAGAGCAATTGCTTAGCATCTTGAGTAAGCCAAAAGAAGAACTAAAATATTTGTATTATCGGGCATTTCCAACGTTTTTCGTCTCTAAACATTATGAAGTTTTAAACGTTGATGAAGGGGCTAAAAATACTACCGCCGAATTATTTGCTTATGACCCATCAACAACAAATACTCCGCTCTTTACTTATTTTAAGTTTAGAAGTAAATTCAAAATAACTTCTAAAACACAATTTCGTGATGATTACCAATATACGACTTTGATAATCAATCCTAGTGAATTTAGAAAAGTAATTAATTTGCCTAGCGACCCTATTAAAGTTAAATTTGAACTTGAAAAAGATTTTATTTTAGAAAACATCACACTAAAATCAATTTTTGCAAACCAAATTGGCATTAGCCTTAATGGCAAAGAAACTAAAACCTATAAATTAAACTATAGTTCTTCAATTTCAAATACCGAAACAAAAATAATAATTTAAAAAATACGAACCGCTGCGTATCTAAAAAAAGACGGATTTTTTTCACAAAACGAAAGGTTAAAACATGAAAAAAGTTATTGAAAATTTAGCAAATTTATTTGGCACGACCGCTGAAGAAGTTTTAACTAAATTGAATTTAAGCCAAGACTTTGAATCTAAAGATTTAGCAAAAGTCTTGGGTGTTTATTCTTTATATAGCACTAAAGAAGAACATGCTAATTATGTTAGTTCTAAACTTGCTAATAAAGAATCAGAAATTGCTAATTCGCAAAAACAAATTGTAGACCTAGAAAATGTTAATAAAGGCAATTTGATTTTTAAAGATAAATTAAAAGAATTAGTAAAAAAAGAATGAATTTCTTTGGGCGTTAAACGAGATTTAGACAAAGAAAATATCGATTTAACTTCTTTAGATTATTCGAACTTAAAAAAGAGCATTATTGACTATGCAAACAACGAGGGACTTGCTTATAAATTGCCTGATTTTAATGCTTATGCAACAAATGAAAGTGCCAATGAAGAAGCGGCAGATGTTGTTGTATTCAATGGTGCAGTGAAAAAATAAAATCAAAAGGAGAAATAAATGTCAACAAAAAAATTAATAGAAAACGAAATTGGTCAAGCGTTGCAAAAACAAAGTGATGGTAGTTATAAAACGCTTGAAGTAACATTAAAAGAACAACAAAATGCTCATGTATTAACACATTTTGTGGTCAAGTCTTTAATTATGGAGGCTTCAAAAGACACACCTATTGAAGCAGTTGATGAAAAAGGCATGAAGTTTAGCAACATGTTGGGTGGCGAACGAGAATCAAAACAAGAACTAGGAACGGGTAAATTTAAAAAATTTACTATTAGTAAGCCTATTACTATCGATTGAGAGCATCCAGCAATTTATCGCCAGGGCTTGCCCGCTTATGCCAAAAACACTTGACCAGCGTCAGTGGCGGCAAAATTGGATAAATTCTTGGACCAAGATTCTAAGTTTTTTGAAAGGACAGGGTTTGAAAGGCTAGAAAAAGCCGCTAAAGCCAATAAACTTACTACCCCAATAAAAATCGACACCGAAAAGGCACAAGGGGCAGAACTTTACAATGCAATCGTTAGTGCTTGTGATAAATTGACGGAATTAGTTGACAAAACAACTGGAATCGATTTAATTGATAAAGATAAAATAATTGTATTTGTTAGAAATGATATATTAACTAAAATTTCAACTTACGCCTTAACTGGCAATCATGCAAGCCAATCATTAAGTTACGGTTCATACGCACTAGGAATGTTGGGTGGATATCAAACCTTCGCTTGTCCATTTTTAAAAGAAACAAGCGTTATTATTACCACCACCAATTCAATGGGTAATGGCAGAAAAATCATTGCTGCCGCTGCGGGAAAAATTGATAATTTAAGCGAAGATTTAGGGGCCTATTTAGAAACTACTTTTGTTTCAGATGTTATTTTGCCTAATGTTCCTGTCGCAATTATTCACGAAACCAAAAACGCATAAAGATGCTAAGTTATGGTAAAAACTTAATTTCAAGAAAAGCAATCCCCTTAAAACCAAAAAGCAAGGGCAAGCCTTGATGATACTATGTTGTAGACATAGTACTTGATTTAATCATCGAAGCATTGTCTTTGGCCGTAGGAGTTTTAAGTGCGGGTGCAGCAAGTGGCATCACTAGACTAGGTTTGGGGCTAATAAAAGACATCACATTGTCAAGTGTTTTTGACCGTAAAATAAATTGAAAGGATGTCTTCTTAAATGCCGGACTAAATTTGGTTTTTGTTGGCATTGGGAAAAGTCTTAGTAAATTTTCTAAAATTTCCAAATCTGCTAGATTAATTAAAAAATTTGCGTTTTATGCTGCTTCGCCTCAAAAGTTTTTGAATTGAATTATTAATAAAGCCACTTATGGACTTAAAAAAACATTAATAAATACAGTTGGACAAGTCGCAGGTAAAAAAATAACTAAGTTTTTAAGAACGGGATTAAAGTTAATTTCTAAAACAGCAATAATAACTAGTGCTTTTTTGCTTGCTAAAAATAAAGCCGAATTTGCTTACAAAAACATAAAAACTTTTGCTATTAGAAAATTTAAAAATCTTTTAACAAAATCGATTAGAAGACAATTTACAAAAAACTTTTGAGGTGCTATTAAGGGAAAGAAATTAAAAGCTTCAGGTTATAACCAAATTCTACAAAAACATAATCAAACTTGAATACCTTTTCCAAGTTCGAAATGAATTGAAGGAGTTAAAATCGCATCTGACAACTGAATCTTTAATGATGACAATACGTTAATAAGTTATTATGTGTTTTTTAAATCAAGATTCGCTGCTAGAATAAGAACAACTGTGCAAAAAGACCCACTTATTTTCATTGATAGACCAATCGAAGAATTTAATGATTTTCTAAGTAGCGGCTCTAAAGGTAAATTTTATTTAGATGAACTTGCTTGAGGGTGAGAGTTAGGAAAAGCGATTCGCAATCAAAGCAAAAAACCTAGGGGAACAAAGTTTTATATAAATTCTTTAGAAAAAGAAAATAAATACAACAAGCACTTTTTAGCATCTTTAAAAGAATTTGATACAAAATCGAATCTTGCTGTTGAGGAGTTTAGAAATCAATTTAAAGTACTATCTACTACAAGGCGTAGAAAGTTGGGCAACAAAATCGTAGTCGAATTTAAGTCTGGTGATACAAGATTTTATGGAAGAATACCAGACGCGACAAAATTCAATAGCAAGTTTGGAAACAAATTTCAAGATTTTAGAAAAACAACAAAAAATGTGAAATTAGTTAAGACAATTAAAAAATTATAGAAAGGAGGAACTTATGAATCGAGAAAAAACACTTGAATTTTTGGAAATAAAATTAGAAGATTTTGATACTAATTTTCAGGGTTTGTCAGGTCAATTTTTTATCCCGAGAAAATTGTGAAAATTTTTAGAATATAAAGACGAACATAGACCTAGTGATATTGAAAATGCCTTTAAATGAATGGCGGGGAGTATTCTTTCGCAAATCAATACACTTTTGGGCGGCAGAATTTTTGCTTACATGGAAATTGCTAAAACTCTTGAAAGTTTTACAAAACTCGTGGGAAAAACTAGGGTGAAGAATCTAAAATTGGCCATTTATGAAGAAATTAGTCATCGAATTTTGTCTAACTCTTTCCCAGAATTTGCAAACGAGCAAAACATAATCACTTCTAATCTTTCTAAGATTGGAAATCCTCGTGATTATACATCACTTGAAAATTATTTATGCCCGGCCGCTGCAATGTTAATAATTAACTCGGCTTGGCATAAATTAGATTTAGCACTTGCTTCGGATAAGTTGCAAGAAGCGTCAGAACACATTGACGATAAAATTAAGCAAGCAAAAGAAAACATTAATAAAAATGTTGAACAAATTACAAAAACAATAATTAAAAGACTTGATGAAACCGATAAATTTCTTTCAGATACTAATTTGTTTCTTAGCACTCCGGCAGATTTACCCAATAAACATATTTATATTGATTTAGATACTGGGCAAGATGATGCGGTTATTGAACTTGAAAATCCAGATGCTAAAATGTCCACAACGGTGTATACGGGAGGGGTAAATTTTAAAGATTGAAACAAAACTGGCGATAAAGAAAAATCTGAAACAATGCATTTGGACATTTCTAAAATTAAAAAATGAGATGAAACCGTACAAAAAACCAAATTGTTATCTAAGGATGTGCTAGAACTACAAAATCACAACGATTTTAACACTAATAAAAAAATTACTCTTGCCGCGGATGATGATGGTCCTGAAATTTTTTTAAAAGAACCTGGAATTGGAGCGACCGTTGCTATTCGTTCAAATAGCATAACATTTTCTCAAGAACAGCCAACAGAAACATTATTAACTAAATTTGGACCAGAAGACATCGATAAATGAAATCAAACAACTAAAGAACTTAAAGAATTAAAAAAAAACTGAATAATTAAGAAATCCGATTTTTATGGAATTGTCAAGATAAAACTTCAACTTCTAGAAAATCCTAAAAATTTTAGAAATAATATTGATGAACTAAACGAAAAATTTAAATATGTTATTTTAAAAGACAAAACTAGGGCACTATTTTTTGTCGGTTCTGAAAATGTATTTGATTCTTATAGTGAGAACTTTAGATTAAATTTTGATGTGAGTCAATACGCTATAAGATTCGATATTTACGATAACAGGAATTACGAGTCAACCTATTATCATTTAAAAGAACTTGAAGAAATAGTATCAATTTATATAAAATTGGGAAATTCTAAAGAAAATCCACATCAATTTAAATTTAATGAAAGTGCCAATGGCTTTGAACTTTTGGCAAAAATAAAAATAACAATGACAAATTTATATTAAGAAAGGAAGAAAAAATGGATGTACAAACATTTCAAATTGTAATCTCGGTAATCGTAGGAACGTTAATTCCTGCCTTAGGAACATTTATTGTGCTTGTAATTAATAGTCTAAAAAAATACAAACTAGCAATTATTACTGCTAAAAAAGGTAATGAGGAATTGGTTGCTAAAATTGAAAAATTAAATGAAGAAAATGAAAAATTAACTGAAGAAAACGCTGTGCTTCAGGATAAAATTAAAAAACTACAAGCTCAAGTTGATGAACTAAACAAAAAATTAATAGAAGAATAATAAAAAGAGCGGGGTTCGCCCCGTTTTTTATTTTGCCAATGTTGTTAAAATTATTAAACATGCGTTTTTATGCTATTTTTAAGCGTTTTAAGGCTATAAAACATACACAAGTGAATTATTCCTTATCTTTTGTAAAAAGAGGGCTTAAACGCGTTTTTTTAAATATAGATGTCTATGTAAGTAAAAATGTTTAAACTTTTTTCAAATATTGCTGTAGGGTCATGAACTCTAATATAAACCAAATTATTTTTTATAACGTATTTATTATTTTTTAATTTGACAAGTTTAGGAGTTTTTAAATTATTTATGTCAATTAATGACAAGGCTAACTTGTCATTTTTAAAATTCTTTTCTAGTCATTCTTTATTGTTCCAAGAATTCATGATATCAGCATTTACGCTAAACCCGATTTTTGTATATGAATAAAAAGCAAAATATTTTTTGATTAATTTTTCATAATATTTGCCTTTATCTTTGTAAGAATCATGTATTCAATCTGAAGCATCCTTTCGGTCAGTTCCGTGATGAAAATTTGTCAAAAACCAAAAATAATTTTCTCAAGGTTTGAAGTTTTTAATTACATGTTGCTTGTACTTATCATAAGTTTGATATTCTATTTTATAAATTTCTTCTATCCACGAATCACTCAAATCATTAATAGTTCTAACAAATTTTTGATAATTTTTAGCAAGCGTGACTATTCCCTCTTTGGAACTTGGTTTTCAAGGGTTATAACAACTTGTGACAAGAAACGGAGTAATCAAGGGCGTTGCTATAATAGGAAACAAAAACATTTTCTTCATACCTTAATTTTAAAACCAAAAAATTAATGCTTTAAAATTTGCATAAAAAAAGTACAAATAAATTTTAATTGTACTAAAATTAAGTGTGTAGGAAACAGCACTTCCATCTTGAAATCTCCTACATTCATTCAAAAAAAATAATAAAAAGCGTCTAGGAAACAGCACTTCCCAGACAAGAAAAATTCTAGCATATTTTGTGCATATAAATTAAATCTTTCTTGTTTTTGGTTTTCGTTTTCCTGGCGAGAAAGGTTTTTTATGTCTTTAAAAACAGAAATCAACATGTTTTTAGAAATTAATTATAAAAATGCTAGTACTAAAGAAACGGCTAGAAATGCCCTTGAAAAGATTTCGCATCTTGAGAAAATCGATATTGACAAAATTAATGAAATTTATAAAAATATCCCAATGAAAAACTATTCAAAGTCAACACAACTAGGATATATTACAAAATTCATTAAATATAAATCAACCGCCGAAGGTCGTTTTTATGACACAACAAGGTTAATAACCTTCGAAAATGATAGTATGCCGAAGCAAGTGTATAATCAAAATGAAATTGAAATGTTGACTAAAGAACTTATCAATTTTAATAACTTGCAATTTGAGTTGATTTTTAAACTAATGTTATATAACGGTTGTCGTTTGTCGGAATTTGTTAGCGTTAATTGAAAAGAAATGCGGGCTAAAAATTATGAATGTGCAATTAAGACTATAAAGGGAGGGCATCCTAGAATTATTGTCGTGCCAAAAGAATTGATTTGTGATTTTGAAAAGATAGGAATTGATTATTCATATAATACAGTTCAAAATTTGTTTGGTAGATTTCATAAATTTGTAGTAGAAAAACATCCTGAATTCACAAAAGCAATTTCATCACATTGTCTAAGAAGACAAAGAATAACTAATATGTTTTTGTGTGGTATGTCAGTAGAACAAATTCAAGTAGTCACTGGACATGCTCAAATCAACACAATTACTGAGCATTATATTAAAACAAGTTCTGCACAAATGAAACAATTTTTACAACTAGGTAACATTGAACCACTAGATACTTTAGAAATTACCAAACTTAATAGTTTCATCTCTGCTCAAAATAAGCAAATACTTGCTCTAAATTCGGACAAAGACATGTTAATGGATAAAATTAAAAACTTAGAAATCGCAAATGAAAGACTAAAAAATGAAATTACCGACCTGAAAAGAACTAAAATTGAATATCAAAGCAGCATTAGTGAAACTAAAACCAACAACTTTTCAAACATGGAAAGAGCATTGCCAAACCCAATTTCTTAAAAAACTTAAAGTTTGGATGTCTAAGAATGAAATTGATTTTAAATTAATTGCTAAATACTATGAAATTTTATTCTACTGAAGTTTTATTAACTTTCGAAGAGAAGAAGAATTAATAAAAACGCTTACAACTAATGGATATGAAGTAAAACGCTCAAATATAAAACAAGATGGTATTTTTAAAATCGATTTAATTGTTTTTAATAATTCCAATAAATATCATGTTCAGATAAAAAATCAAATAAGTAATCTTAAAACTGAAGAAGAATTAAAATTTAAATCATTTTCTAATAAAATCAATTTCATTCCTTTATTAGCATTTAAAAATAAGAATCAATGAAAATTTATAAGTTTAATATCACAAGGAGAAATAAAACTTTTTTAGGTTTTATTTTTTATAAAATCTAAAGAAATATTATTGTTTTTAAATGCTAATTTACTATTAGCGAAGCAAAAACTTTAAAGGTGTTTTGCTTCGCTTATTATATGAAGTCGCTAATTGCTTTAGCAACGACTTCATATGAACCCATTAGTTTTAATAACTAATGGGTAATATATAAAGTTTAATAAGTAATATCCCTTTAGGGATACTTATTAAACTCTAATACTAATATATTAATATATATCTGTAACATAAGACACAAGTTTATTTTTTAAAAATGTCTATTTTTTGAAAATTAAACTTTTTAGTATTATGATTATTGTAGAAACTACCTTTTAGTTTATTAAATTTAAACAGAGGAAGATGCTAAAAGGTATAGTAAAAAAGTATAATAAAAAGTATTTTATTTTT